CCGCCGCCGAACATGTCCTGCAGCCCGCCGAGCGGGTTTTTGAAGAAGTCGCCCACGTTCTTCGTGACGTCGCCAATGATCTTGCCGATGCCCTCGAAGAGCCCGCCTACCCACTTGATTGCCTCGCCAAGCGGCCCCTTCAGAAACGTCACCAGATTGACAAGAGCTTCGACGAGAAACTTCACGATCGGCATGAGGAACGAGATCGCGCCGCCCAGCACCGCCGACAGAATCTGCGCCACCAGCACAACGAGGGGTATGAGCGGTGTGATCACCTGCATCGCCAGATTGAGCAGCAGCGAGACGATTTCCATGATCGGCGGGATGATCGGCAGCAGCGCCGTCAGCAGCGACATGAAGACCGGCATCAGCGCCACGAGCAGCTGCGTCACGATCGGCAGCACAGCCGTGATCAGCTGCAGGAAGATCGGCACCAGCTGCGAGATCAGCGTGACAGCGATCGGCACAATCGCGATCAGCAGCTGCGTCAGCACCGGAACCAGCGAGCTGAACAGCTGCAGCACGATCGGCATCAGCGTCGTGATCAAAGTCTGGAAGACAGGCATGAGGGACGTGACGAGCGTCATCGCCAAAGACAGCAGATTCGTGATCAGCGAGTTGACCATCGTGCGGAACGGCTCGCTCGTGCTGTATGCGTAGATCAGCAGGCCAGCGAGCAGGCCAATAGGCCCGAGCAGGAACTTCAGCGAGCCGCCCAGACCGCCCATCATCGGGCCGAGCTTCGAGAAGATGCCCATGACTGGCCCCATGATCGGGGACAGCTTGCCGAATGACGCGAGCAGCAGACCGACGCCGCCCGCGACGCCAGCCCACTGAGCAGGCCCCATGTGCGAGAGCAGCTCCTGCATGCCGAACTTCAGATTCCAGATGTAGCCGATCAGCGGGTCGATGTCGCTGCCGATCGCAGTGATCTCTTCGCGCCCGATCGTCAGACCAGCCCACACGCGCCCGAGCACGCCGCCCAGCTGCTCGAAGACGCCAGCGACGCCAGAGCTCGTGACGTCGCTCGTGCCGTCGTTGAATGCTGCGAAGAAGGCGCGAATAGGGCCAACGAAGTCTGAGAAGCGCTGTGCTGCTTCAGGTGACAGGCCCAGCGCTGCAGCGATGTCCTTGTTGCTGCCGCCAGCCTGAATCACAGCCTTCGCGGCAATGACTTTGTCGAGCAGTGCGCTGATGCCGTTGACAGCGCCCAGCGCCTTCATGCGAGCAGCAGTGAACATCGGCGCGAGCAGCCCGCCGACCTTGGCCGACAGGTTCGTCGTCGCAGCTTCGAGCCGCTTCTGCACGTTCGCAGTTGAATCCATCGTGCGCGCGAAGTCACCCTGCGCGTCTTTCGTGCTCGACAGAATCAGCGCGCGAGTCGCAAGGATCTTGTTGGCAGGCGTCAAGGCGTCTTTCGTCGTCTTGATCAGGCCCTGCTTCATGGCCTCGTTTTTCAGCGTGTTCTCGTCGATCATCACACCGAATGCGCGCATCGGCTCAGCTTCGCCACGATACGCAGCGCCGACAGCTTCGATCGCCTGCTCTGGGGACTTACCCCAGAATGACGCGAGGTCAGCGGCCATAGCTGTCTGCTCGCCAGCGAACTTCGACAGGTCTTTGCCTGCCATGCCCGCCATTTTTCCGTACGAGCCGAACGTCGTCGCAGAGCTGACGACCTGCTGCTGCGTCAGGCCGAGCTTCTCACCAGCGCCCGCAGCGAGCGCAGTGATGTCGCCCATGTTCTTGCCGAAGACGACGCCAGCAGCAGCAGAGCTGTCTTCGAGCTCAGAGAAGGTATTGACTGCGCTGTTCATGCCGTCGAATGACATCTTCGCCCCAGCGATCGCCGCGATGCCGCCGAGAGCGCCCTTCAGCTTCGAGCCAAAGCCGTCAGCCATTTTCTTGCCAGAGTCTTCGCCCGCGCTCTGCGACGCTTCGACGATGCGCTTGCCAGCGGTGACGACAGAGCTCTTCGCGCCGCCCCACGCGCCAGACGCGATGCTCGCCAGACGGTTCCACTTGCCGCCGAGGTTCGTCGAGGCCGTCGACTGACCTTCGAGCGCCGACAGAATCGTCGTCGAGCTCTGCTTCGCTGCAGCAGACTGCCGCTGCGACGCGCCGACGATCGCCTTCTCAGTGCTCTTGACGTTCGACTGCAGATTGGTGAGCGGCGCAGACATCTCGTCTTTCAGCTCAGCTGTGAGGATGACTCGCTCTTCAGACATGTGCGCCGCTCACTTCTCTACTCGTCTTCTTCTTCGGTCTTGCTTGGTGTACTGGCCTTGCTCGATCTGCGCTTCTCGTCAGCTTGTGCGACGAGAGCTGCAGCGACTCGCACTGCGAGTCGGTCACGGTCTGACTCGAAGAGCACCAGCGCGGGGTCGATTCCCAAAGTGATCGCCACCCGCGCGAAGTGCTTGAAGTCGTCGTCATCCGTGAGCCACGAGATCAGCCGTTGGTAGGGTCCACAGGCTGCATGTCGTCGTCGTAGCCAGCTTCGACGAGCACAGCGCCCGCGAGCTTCATGAGCTGCGCGTCGCCAAGAAACTTCTGCAGCGCGGCCTGCACAGTGCCGCTCTCGTCGGTGAACAGGTTGACGAACTCTTCGCTCGTGAAGACCAGCTCGTCGCCGTCAGCGTCGACGACGATGTGCTCGTCGCTCGTGCCGCCGTGCATGATCGCGACACACTTCTCGCCCAGCATGACAGCGTTGCCCTTGATCAGATCAGCGTCTTCAGGGCGGCGCAGCTTCTTCGACGGCCCCTGCGCGTGCTGCTGGTAGCGCTTGATCTCGGGAGCGTCGATGACGCAGCGGAACTTCATGAACCAGCCGGGACGCAGCGTGTTCTCGAAGATTTCAAACTTGTCGATGTCGCGCGAGGCTTCTTCCTTCAGCGCGTCAAACGGGGACAGCGCGCGCGGCTCTGCGTGCTTCGGTGCAGCAGCTTCAGTGCGCAGCACAGCGTCGATCGAGGTCACTGCGGGTGCTTCGAGAGTGCCGAAAGTGTTTTCAGTCATTGTGATTCCTTTGCTCAGTGGCAGACGACGTCTGCCCTTGTCTGTCGATCATCGCCCGTCTGGGCATAAGAGTGTGGGACGGTCGCCGTGTTCGATACTGAGCAAGCTCGAACAGGCAACCGCCCCACACGTTTGATCACCCAGCTGCGCGACGTGACACGCGCAGCTGGGGAGTCTTCTCTTAGGCCGGTCCCGACGTGGCGAAGGTGAGCGTCACTTCAGAGACGTCAGAGCTCGAAGCGTCAGTCTCAGGCTCAGCCAGACCCTTCAGCAAGCAGTCAGGGTAAACGCGCGGCTTGCCCACCTTCATGCCGTCGCGGTCGACAGTCTGCTTGACGACAGTAAACGTGTCGATGCCGACGCGCTTGTTGAGCTTGTCAATCCACTCAGAGTCGCGAGACGGGGCGACAGTGCGCACGAGCTCGATGTCGTCGTACTTGCGAGGCCCGCCCATGATGTCGGGACGCTCAGCGCCGCCGTCCCAGTCTTCGGTCGTCTCAGACGAAGCCTTCGCGCCCGACATCGTGCGCCAGTTGCCGGGGATGCCCCGCACGGTGACGATGTACTGCCGCTTAGTCGCCTTCTGCGTGCGGTTGTGGTTAGTCATTGTCTAGTCCCTTCTCAGACAGAAGCCGCGAGCGGCACTTTGATGATGTCAGCCTGAATCAGCTGAGCAGTGGGGGTAAGTCGCACAGTCGTGCTAACAAGCACCGTGTTGGCGCTCGCCGTCTGCACGGTGTTGATGCTCTCGTCGACGACTACCTTGTAGCCGGGGTCGATCTCTTCACCGTCGACAGTCAGCGCATAGAAGCCGTTGCGCTTGCTGATCGGGTCGACGACGCCGACGACAGCGCCCTCGATCTCGCCCAGCAGGTGACGACGACCGTCGAGCACTGCGAACACGTACGGTTCCAGCGCAGCAGTGATCTGCATGCGCAGGTTGTTGAGCGAGTCGCGAGCAGTCAGCAGCCCGAGATTCTCGCGATCAGCAGCAAGCGACTGCCAGCCATACAGCCGGGTCGAAGCGCCGCTCGTGATGATGCCGTTGACGTAAGCGTCAGCGAGCTCGTTGTTACCGGCGACGTCGAGCTGCACGTCAGTGCCAGCAGCCCAGCGCATGCGAGCAGGATCGCCAGCGGGCACCTTCCAGAAGCCGACGTCGCGGTGAGCCTTCGAGCGCACAGCAGCGATGTAACCTTCGGGGCCGACGACGCGAGTGCCAGCGCCGTCAGGGATGACGACAGACGGCCAGAAGATGCCTGCAGACTCGTTGGCGTTCGACGCGCCCAGAGTCGTCGCAGCAGCGATCGCTTCAGCGCGAGATGTGCCGACGCCGACAGCGATCAGCGCGATCTTGTTGAAGTCGCGAGCGTGCTGCGCGAGAGAAGCGCCGATAGTGGCTGCAGTCTGACCGGGAGCAGCGACAGCGCCGCCCTCAGCGACGTCGCCAGCAGCTTCGAGAGCGTCGATGAAAGACTCAGCAGTGACAGCAGCGCGGTTGTCGCTGCCAGCGCTCAGCACAGTCGGAGCGAGCACCTTCGGGTTGTCAGACGGGGCTGCAGAAGCAGAGCCGAGAGACGTGACCCGAATGTACGGGTTAGTCGCAGCAGCAGAGACGACGTCTGCGGGAGACGTCATGCCGAGGAAGCGGCCCAGCACAGTGCCGCTGCGCGTGACGATCAGATCGAACGTCGAGCCGTTGACCTTGACTTCAGCAGCGAGCGCGACGCTGGCAGCGCCCGGTTCGACAGCTTCGACTTTCAGCGTGTCGACGTCGAGCGTGTCTTTGAGCGTCAGCGAGCCGACAGTCGCAGCAGCGCCGACGACGCGGGAAACGACGAGCTCAGCGCCGCCCTCTTCGAA